CGCCAATACACTCTGCCTATCGTGAGTGACTGTATGATGATGCCAATGATCAAACGCTGGGAAACAATGTCTGAATCAATTGAACGTCGAGTGACCTTTGTCGCTAATGATAAGAAACCTAGTGACAGGGTCGCAAAGATTGCGGAAACGTTTGTCCGATTGATGAATGGGCCATTCAAGAACCTTGACCCTTTGTCAATTGAGGAAACGATTGAACGCTTGAATAAGCCGTCCCAACAATTACAACTGAGGGCGGTCTTTGAAATGATCGGAGTCGAACCACGTCAATTGATTGAGTCGTTTAACAAGAACGAACCAGGAATGAAGTCAAGCCGGATTATATCTGGCTTCCCTGACATACTCTTCATTCTGAAAGTTTCGAGATATACCCTAGCGTATTCGGATATAGTTCTACATGCCGAATACAATGAACATTGGTATTACCCAGGGAGAAACCCAACTGAGATCGCCGACGGGGTTTGCGAGTTTGTTAGTGACTGTGACGCTGAAGTCATAGAAACTGATTTCTCCAACCTCGATGGCCGGGTTTCCAGTTGGATGCAAAGGAACATAGCTCAAAAGGCTATGGTTCAAGTATTCCGACCAGAATACAGAGACGAAATCATCTCGTTCATGGACACGATAATCAATTGTCCAGCCAAGGCTAAACGCTTTGGTTTCCGATATGAGCCGGGTGTTGGTGTCAAAAGTGGTAGTCCAACAACCACGCCACATAACACACAATACAATGGATGTGTCGAATTTACAGCTCTTACCTTTGAGCACCCCGATGCCGAGCCCGAAGATCTGTTCCGTTTAATCGGACCGAAGTGCGGTGATGATGGCCTTTCCCGAGCCATCATACAAAAATCAATCAACCGCGCGGCGAAATGCTACGGCTTGGAGCTCAAAGTAGAACGATACAATCCGGAGGTAGGACTTTGTTTCCTATCCCGTGTGTTTGTGGACCCGCTCGCAACGACGACGACAATACAAGACCCACTGCGTACTCTGCGAAAACTACACCTTACAACGAGGGATCCAACGATACCACTAGCTGATGCGGCTTGCGACCGCGTCGAAGGTTATCTTTGTACCGATGCGCTTACTCCGTTAATTTCGGATTATTGCAAAATGGTACTACGGTTATACGGACCGACCGCTTCAACCGAGGAGGTCAGGAATCAACGTAGAAGCCGGAATAAAGAGAAACCCTACTGGTTGACTTGTGACGGATCATGGCCACAGCATCCGCAAGACGCCCATTTGATGAAGCAGGTTTTAATCAAACGTACAGCAATTGACGAAGATCAGGTCGATGCTCTCATTGGGCGTTTTGCCGCAATGAAGGATGTCTGGGAGAAGATTACACACGACAGCGAAGAGAGCAAAGCTGAGTGTACGTTTGATGAAGACGGCGTCATGCCGGGCTCCGTGGACGAATCGTTACCAA